TTAATTTATGAATTGGATAAATTATTTGAAAATCTAACAGGAAAAGAAATGGCATTTAATCCTCATAAAACTTATTAATGGAAATTCAATTGTTAAATATGTATTTAGAAAGTGGATTGACACCTCAGGAATTTTATAATTTAATTAAAAAATTAAATGAACAATTATTTTATGAAAATATTAATCAATGATACAACTACTCGCAACTACATACATAATAGCAAAGTTCATTCCTAAACCTATTTGGTTACATCGTAAACCATTTACGTGTCCGCTTTGCTTAACCTATTGGTCATTCTTAATTTATCAAATAATTAACTTTACTACTTATTTTGATTTATTGACTATTCCTTTTACCTTTGCATTAATAGCTTCACTCTTTGAACGAATTAACGATAGGTATCTATGACCGAAGAAATAAAACAATCTTTGTTAAATTGGGAGTCAATGGGTAAGAATTATTCACCTAACTTTAATTACACAGAATTAAACGAAATTGCAATCAAGTCAGGAAACAAACCTTTTAACTTAGGATGCTCAGAATGTAGAAGACAATTACTTGAATACTTATTAGCAACAATCAAAGATGGAACAAGTAAACAATCCTAATCATTACGGAGGTAAACAAAACACCTACGAAGCCATAAAAGTAATTGAAGCATGGGAACTTAACTTTCATTTAGGCAATGTAGTAAAGTATATAAGTAGAGCAGGTAAGAAAGACAAAAATAAACTAAAAGAGGACTTATTAAAAGCAAAGTGGTACTTAAATAGATATATAGATGAATATACAAAAGGTTAAAATAAACGCAATAAAAAGCAATCCAAACAATCCTAGATTAATTAAGGATGATAAATTCCATAAATTAGTTAAGTCTATTAAGGAGTTTCCTCAAATGCTTGAGTTAAGACCAATTGTTGTAAATGATGAAATGGTTATACTCGGTGGCAATATGAGGCACAAGGCATGTATTGAAGCTGGTTTAAAAGAAGTAACAATAGTAAAAGCAAAAGAATTAACCGAAGAACAGCAAAAGGAATTTATAATTAAAGACAATGTAGGATTTGGTGAATGGGATTGGGATATATTGGCAAATGAATGGGATGCTGAAAGTTTAGAAGAGTGGGGATTGGATTTACCAGGATTTGATTTAAACGCTGATAAATTAGGAACTGATTTTAGTTTACCAGATGGAGACAAAGCACCATTTCAACAAATGACTTTTACTTTAGCAGACGAACAAGCAGAGCAAATTAAAAACGCTATTCAGGATATTAAAGAAACCGAAGAGTATAAGTATGCAGAAACTATGGGAAATGAAAACAGTAATGGTAATGCTTTATATTTAATTATAATGCAATGGGCAGAGCAAAGGAAATAATTGTAAAAGTTATACCTAGTAAGATTGCTAATGAGTTTGTGAAAAAACATCATTATAGCGGTAAGGTAGTAAACTATTCTCAGGTTCATTTTGGTTGTTTTTTAGATAATAAATTACACGGAGTTTTAAGTTATGGGGGTTCTGTTAATAAAAGAGCGTTATTACCTCTTGTAGAAAATACAGAATGGAATGATTTTATAGAATTAAACAGAATGGCGTTTGATGACTATTTGCCAAAATATAGTGAAAGTAGATGTATTGCTATATCAATTAAATTACTTAAAAAAAATGCTCCACAATTAAAATGGATTGTGAGTTTTGCTGATGGCGTTCAATGTGGGGATGGAACTATTTATAGAGCAAGTGGTTTTAAATTAACAAACATAAATAGTAATGTAGAAACATATATGCTCCCAAGTGGCGATATAATACAAGGATTTGGAATAAGAACGGGGGGTTATGTTAGTTGGTTAAAACCTTATATTACTAAAAACAAATTTGACGAATTAAGAAGTGGGGGAACAAAAAGTAAAATAATTCTTGATTATATTGGAGCGAAAAAAGTAAATGGCAATATGTTTCGCTACATTTACCTAATTGACAAAACTTGTAAAATAACAGTTCCAATATTACCATTTAGCAAAATTGATGAAATGGGTGCAGGAATGTATAAAGGAAAAAAAGTATCTTTGCAAGAAAGGAAAACAACAAGCGTGGATAGTGTAAAGGTTGCACATTAAACATTCCAGTTTAAAGGAGAGGTTCGATTCCATCTCCACGCTCAAATAAAAAAAATGACAACAAATTCGGACATATTAAAAAAGGCAATGTTAGAAGCACTTGAAAAGAATTTAGGCGTAATAACATCAGCATGTAAGCAAGTTGGCATAGCAAGGTCTACTCATTATGAATGGTACTCAAAAGATAAAGATTATAAAAAGGCAGTAAAGGAAATAGAGAATGTTGCATTGGACTTTGCAGAAAGTCAATTGCATAAACAGATAGCAAAAGGTAATCCACTAAGCACAATGTTTTATTTAAAGTGTAAAGGAAAGAAAAGAGGATATATTGAGCAACAAGAAGTAAAAGTAACAGGCAACATGAAATTTACAGCGGACTTTGGCGAAAGCAGTACTATACACACCACACAAGAATCAGAAGAAAATTCATAATGCAATAAATAACGGAACTGAAAAATACTATGTTATCAATATAGGCAGGCAGTTCGGGAAAACTTTATTGGCATTGAATCAAATGTTATTTTGGGCTTTAAACAATAAAGGCTGTAAAATAGCATGGGTATCACCAGTCTATAAACAATCAAAGAAAGTATTTGAAGAAACGTTTAAGGCATTTGCTAAAAGGATGGAAATATATCGAAAGGTTAATCAATCCGAGTTAATCATTGAATACATTACAGGTTCAACCATTCAATTCTTTTCAGCGGAGCGATACGATAACATTCGAGGTTTCACATTTGATTACTTAGTTTGTGATGAGTTTGCTTTCATGGATGAAAAGGCATGGACTGAAGTTTTAAGAGCAACAGTTTTAGTAAAAGGTAAAAAGGTGCTTTTAATTTCAACACCAAAAGGTAAGAATCATTTTTATAAGATGCACCAATTGGATGGCACCAATGAGCAGTACAAGTCATTCACAATGACAAGTTACGACAATCCAATGATTAACACATCCGAGATAGACGATGCAAAGTTAACACTACCTGAAATGATATTTAGGCAAGAATACCTAGCTGAGTTTATAGATGGTTCTGCAATGCTATTCAATAATCGACAATTAACAGATAACAAATCTTACGGAAAAGCATTTGCAGGTATTGATTTAGGAAGAGCAGACGATTACTCGGTACTATCTATATTCAATGAGAAAGGCGAACAGTTCTATATTGAACGTTGGAGGCATAGCGATTGGTCCACAATAGTAAAGAATATTGCAAATGGATTAAGGACCAATAATGTTCAAACAGCATTGGTTGAGGTTAACTCTATTGGAGATGTGATATTTGAAATGCTACAAAAAGAATGTTCAAGTTATTGCACTATTGAACCATTTGTAACAACTAATCAAAGTAAAAAGGAAATAGTTGAATCTTTGATAGTGGCAAATCAAAACAAAGAAGTTAAATTCTTAAATGTGTATTGGTTAGATAAAGAACTTGAAATGTTTACCTACGACTACAATCCAAAAAGTAGAGTAATTAAATATTCAGCAACAAGTGGATTTCACGATGACGGAGTTATGGCATCATGTTTAAGTTTTCACGCATACAGTAAATACAAAACAGGCAGATACACAATAATATAATTAAAAGGTACTTTTTAAAATGATGACAATTGAATTACCAAATAGCTGGCATGATATCTCAATAGAGAAATTTCCTTTAATCTATGATATTACAAGAGATAAAGATATTGATCCTATTGATAGAGAAATTAGAGTTATTTCTATTTTAACAGGAATTACAGTTGCAGAAGTTGAGAAAATAAGAATCGACCAACTAAAAGAACTGATTAAGAATGTAAACTTTATTTTTAAAATGGAGTTTCCTAATTCAGTTGAGATATTTAAGCACAATGGTTATAGATGGGTAGTAAATTATGACATCACTAAACTAAGTGCTGGGGATTTTATAAGTTTAAGCAAACTAACAGAAAGCGAAGAAAGTATTATTGGTAACTTACCTCAATTAGTTGCAATGTTTGTTAAGCCTTACAAACTTAAGTGGTTTAAACTTAAAGAGGTCGAAATGGATTATGAAGAAAAAGTCGAACATATTAAGAGTATAAATGTAGGCATAGTTTATCCTTTATGTGTTTTTTTTTGCAAAGTTATAGAAGGTTTGTATCCTCATATCGAGGATTATTTGGTAAAACAAATGAGCGAAGCGAGAATGACAATGGAGAGCGAATTGAACGAACTGAAGAACAAAAACACTTAGATTATTGGAGTTGGTATGTTACATTGGATAGCTTAAGTGGTAAAGATAGAAGTAAATGGGACTTTTACTTAAATATGAATGTAGTTGCTTTTTTAAATTATTTGAGTTACATAAAAGATAGGAATAAATGGCAAAAATAAACCAACAGCAATTTAGTGAGTTAGA